TGGGTGTGATTTGGAAGTAACCGCGGCGGCTGGTGAGGGTGATGCTGGTCGGGTTTTGGACGACAGTAATGCCAAGCGCTTCCAGCCTTTGGACTAAGCTCCCAACACCCGGGAAGTTGACTTCGCGATCCTCATAGGTCGGATTGGTGCCATTTGGGTCGATGGTGTATCTGACTTGTGCACGTCCCCAGGTGAACACCAGGTCGCCGAGCTGCTGCCGGTGATCGCCTGGGTCGGCGTAGGTCTGGGGGTACACCTGCCGGATGTCGTGATGCACCGTCGGGTCGATCTGGGCGCCCATCGTGTGGAGCCAGTCGAACATGATGAACGGGTTGGCCACGTTGTTGGCCTGGGCCGAGCGTTCCAGGGCCAGGAACGGCGATGTGTTGGGTATCTGCCAGCTTGGCGGTCCCTCGGCGAAATACGGCACGTCTCCTGGGAAGTACGGGAAGAAATGGTAACAGAAGCCACCGTTAGGCCAGCGCGTGGCCCAGGTGCCGTCCTGTCGGCGTCGGAAGGCTCGGACTCCCCCTGGACCAACGAACTCCCTCTCGGCGTTGCCATCGGGTAGCTGGAGCAACACCTGCACGGTAGTGGTGCCGCAGTTGTGCACGCGCCAGCAGTCGTACCGCTGGTAGGTGTTGAGGATACGAAAGACGGTCAGGCCCTCGATGGCGATCTCGGCGACAGCCAGCTTGTGCTTGTGGATCCGACCAGGAGGCAGTGTGGGGTCGGAAGGCCCGAGGCTGCCGCGGACATAGGACGTCAGGCCTGAGCCGACCTGTGGATCCCAGCCGAGGTGCACGTCGTACTGGATGCCGGCCACCTCACGGCGTAACAGCTCGAAGCTGTAGTGGATTTTTTCGACTTTGCAGGTAAACGGATCTCCTACGGTGCTGTGATGGTCGACGTACACCTGGCCGCCGGCCACATCGAGGTGCTTGTTCTCTAGTTTGGACAGCTCGATCTGGGCGGCCACCTGGTTGTGCTCGTCTCGGTAGTACCCGATTCCAGGGATTGAAGGGTCAGGCACGCCTCCATCGTCATGCAGGCGCATAGCCGTCTCAGGATCGTTCCGGTAGACATACCACACACCGTAAGGGAACGGCGCTGACCATTGATCGAACGGGCTAAATCTCGATTGCGCCCACAGCGGACCCATCTCATTCAACGCTGCCCGACATTTCGCGTCAAACCGGCTGTACAGGACGTTCAGGTTGTAGGCCGTGAACATCTTGTCCTTTCTGTCGATAGCGTATGGCATGGGTCAGTAGAACCAAGACTCCTCGGAGGTCTGCACCGTTGTCGACATCACCGCGGTCTTTAGGGTCGTGCCGTTGGCGTTCTGCTCGACCCGTTGGCCAGGCCCGGCGATGAGCTGGGACCGTCGAACGGCCTCGATGAGCTGGTTAATGGCCCGGGCATGATCTGCCTTAAGGCCGGTCTCGGCCAGTTTGGAGGGCAGTTGGATGGCCATGGCTGGTTAGATCTCGCAGAACTGGGCAAAGATCTTGACGGGGCTGTTGCTGGCTTTGACGTACATCGTCGCATCGACCCAAGGGATCAGGATGAACTGCCCGGCCGGGATCTGGAACGAGTAGGGTGATGAAGGTCCGATTGAGACCGCATTGACTAGGTCCAGATGAACCACCAGGAGCCGATAGGGCGTCCCAAGGTCAGCGGTCAGGTCTAGGGCCTCGTCGGTCGTGCCGACCACCTGGGTCTGCTGTCCCATGTCGGTGCCGGTCATGTTGGCTATCGCACTGTAAGACAGTGAGTTGATCACAGCGCCGCCCTTGCTGGCGTACAGCCGCGCGGACATCTCAACTTCGTTGGACATAGGGTTGGTAGGTTAAATCTCGCAGAAGGTGGCCTGGACGGTCACCGATGAGGTGTTGGCCAGGAGATAGAGCGTGGCGCTGACATAGGGCATCAGCAGCGTCTCGCCGGCCGGGATTCGCATCGTGTAGGTGCCGGACACGAATCCCATTTCGACATAGTTGGTAGTGTCCAGATTCGAGATCAGGAGTTTGTAGGGGCTGGTCACGTCGACCGGGACATCGAGGGCCTCGACCGTCAGGCCGATGACCTGAGTCTGGCTGCCCATGTCGGTGCCGACCATCGTGCTACTCTTGGTGTAGGTGACCGAGGGTAGGAAAGCGCCGTTTTTGGAGGCGTACAACCGGGCCGTTAGTTGGATTTCGTCTGCCATAGTGTTAGTGGGTAGATGTTAGAAGAACGGATAAATTAGTGTGTCGTAAGGTGCGAAAGTCCATGCGATGACCTGCTCAACCTGGTTGGTTTTGGTTATCAGGCTGGTCGAGTAGTTTGTCTGTTTCCAGCCCCACACGGTGCCGAAGGGCGCTAAGACTGCCCCGGTGGCTTGATCTTTGGGAATTTTGGGAAGCATTTGTTGCACAGATAGTGGCAGATTCCAATTCTGAGCAAACGATTCGACCGTGTAGACAGGCGGTATTCCGTTAGGAATTTGAGGCAGGCCTAGGTTGCCGGAAAAAGTGGCTATCCTGGTCAGGCTCACTCGAGCAATCGGGAAGGTGTCCTGGCCTCGGTAGAGCATCTGCCAGACTTTGTTGGCCATCGGATAACGAGCTGGATCTGCGAGGTTAGTATCTCTCTGAGATAAAACCTCACCGTTTTTAGCGGCTGTCTCAATGACGAACTTGTAGAGGTTTGGATTCCCTGTCGAGTTAGCCTCCTTGTCGACCGCCGGTAGAGCAAACACCGAGACATCGAGGTAGTCGGTGCGGAACTCGTAGCGGATGTCTGCTATTTCTCCAGGTAACGGGGCCGACTGATCTTGTATTTCAAGGCTGGGGTCGTAGGAGTTGCCGCCGATTGTGACGGTGGCCTCGGAATAGGGGCCGTCCTCGCGGATGCTGTACTTGGCACCCAGGGCCACCCATTGGGCCGATGCGATGCGGAGGGTGTCCTTGTCGCCGCGGAACGTTAGCTGCACCACCCGGCCGTTGCCGTTGTTGTCGTAGGCGCGGCTGACCTCGATGTAATCGTAGGCAAACGGCGATGGAATTGGTGTTCCTTGGAGTGTTGCCATGTTATTCGACAGCCTGAGCTGTTCTGCCGGTGTTTACTCGGATTGCACGGGTCTCGTTCGTCTGGATCTTAATTTGACCCACAAGGGTGTTTACCCATCCAGGAGGCGCTTCCGTTGAGAACATTGAGGTCTCGCGTTTTGCCCTGCTGTCTATTGTGCCGATGGTGCCGCGCGGCATTGTCGATGCATCTAAACCTCCACCAACACCTTCAGATGGCCTCAGCGCTCCTCCAAAGCCGGTTCTATAAAGTTCATTGTTTTTTCTATACTTTGTAAAAAGCTCGTTGGAAGCCTCTTGTGTATTTATAATTTCTTTAAAATCGCTTTCAAGTTGATCTCCAAGGTATGTGACTAAAGGTGTTGCTGCAACAGTACCACGTCTTTGTATCTCATCCATGCGGTCTGCTAATTTTCCAACCTGATCAATTTGTTCTTTAGAAATTACGTCGATTGGACCCATCTCTTTTATCTTAGCCATAGCACCGGCTGCCTTGAAGGCTTTCTCGCCTAGGATGGCTATCATGGCAGCCTGAGTCTGTGCGCTGCTGCCTGCATCCTTGTGGGCCTGACCCATTCTCGAGATCAGGTCGATGTTCGAGATGCTCGCATCGTTAAGTTCAGCGACTGAAAATCCTAGTGTCTTGAAGTATTCCCGAGCTTTGCCTCCCTCCTCAATAGCCTTGAGGCGCTCCTGGCCGACTGCTGTGATCGACTTGGCCATAGCCTCGAAGGAAACACCTGTCTGACCTGCCAGCACCTGGAGGCGCTGAACGTCGTCGGTGCTGATGTTGAGCTGCTCGGACAAGTCCCCAATGGCGTCGACTGTGTCGATTACTTTTTTGAGAAAGCCGCCGATGGCAGCAACAGATAGCGCGGCACCTAACTGGGATCCAACAGTTGACCGAAACTTGTCGGTCACGCTGGAGGCTCGTTTAAGGCCACTTTCGTAGGCCGAACCGTCCAGGCCTAGCTTTGCGATGAGTGAGAAAATGGCCATTTGTTAGTTCCTTACCGTCTCGCGTTCTTGACCCAGGCGCCAGAGCGCATCGTTTTTATCGTTCCAAAGCTCGACCTGACCGTGCATTTCTGCATTGGTGAGGAAGAACCTTTCGGCATCGGTCACCGGCATATTGAGCACCGTCTCCTCGGTGAATCCAATGTCGACCAGGCCAACCAGCAGCCTTTCGGGCCAGGGCATGGCCGCCTCCCTGGATCCTGCACCTGGCTGCCGTAGAACCTCGGGACAGTCGGATTTGTCGCCGATCCACTCCTGGAGGATTTGGCATTCCTTGACCAGGTCGGACTTGCTGACCTTCTTGCGCATCAGACGAAGCGGCATCCACCGGAACACCGAGGCCATGGTCTTGACCGACTCCTCGGCAGATTGGCTGCACACGACGACCGCCTCGATCAGGTCGCTGGCGCTGGCCTGGCCTCCGATGACGAATGGCGATCCTAGACGGTGCAGCAGGATGGCGTGGCCGACAGTAAAGGGCACCATGCGGAGCCCGATCACCATCGGACAAGGCTTGGCTGTTGCGCTTAGGATGGCGGCCAGGCTGCTCACACGTTCAGGGCGACAGCGGCAGCGGTGGTGAGGTTCTTGAATCTCTTCACGGTGATCGAGACCATAGCCTTGCCGCTCTGGGTCATTTTGACCGAACCACCGCCGGCATAGATGAACCGGCCGCTGTTTAGCACGTCGGCTACACCCATCATCTTAATCACTGGAGCGCCGGTGATTGAAACCGTTCCATTGACCGGAGCCAGTGAACAGAAGGCCAGGGCGGCGGCTGCATTGGCGCCCGAGGGAATCATGTTCAGGTTCAGGGTCACTCGTTCGTTGTAGCCGATGTGACCCACCACTTCTCCACCGCTGTTGCGAATCTCCTCAGTGTCGGCTTCGTGAGTCAGGTCGTAACTCTCAATCGACGCCAGGGCGGTGAAAACTGCGGTTGAGTTGTCTGTGTCGAACATCGTCACCGAAGCCGGTGAACCGAATTGGTATGCGAGTCCTTGTGAATTAGCCATGCGTGTGGGTGGTTAGAGTGTTGCGGAACAGTAGAGGGTGAATGTCCTGGTGAACGTCCTGGACCGATTAGAGATTGAGGATGCACCAAAGTCCAGAGGTGCGGCGAATTGCGCCGTAAAAGGGCCGCTGGCGTCGTTTGCTGCGGCATCCAAGGCCGAGGCCCCGGTGTCGTCGAACAGCGGCAGGATCAGGGTGTCGAGCACCTGGACGGTGGTCAGCACAGCAGCCTCGTCGGTGTCGTCGGCCGATAGCTGCAACTCGACAGCGATCTCGACTTCGCAGGTCAGGTCGGTGCGCTGCATTGGCCTGGCCGAGTTGGTCGAGACCACCAGGCGCGGGAAGTTGGGCATGACGTCCTGGTCGTCGGGATCGTCGTAGAGACCGCGGCTGTAGGACGTCAGGCAGGTCGGTGTGCCGGCGCCGGAGGCCGACCAGTTGGCTGCTGCCAGGTAGTCGACCAGGGCTCTTTCGGCTCTTAGGGCTACGGCGTTCATTTGATTGAGATTCCGTTGTCTTCAAGAACCTTTCCGTTAGCCAGGAGGGCCTCGGTCATGTGGTTGACCATCTCGGCCGTCTCGTCGTCCATGGCCTTCTGCATGGCCGTGTTGTAAATTTCAGATACCCGGTTGTATTGATTGTCTGCAACACCTGTACGCATCGAAACGAAAGCGGTGGGATTGAATCCAGGAACCGCCTGAAATCCATGTGCAACGGTGCCTTTGTGGATGCCTACATTCTCTTGAGGAAGACCATATTCATTGGCCATTGCAACTAAAGCGCTGTTTGTTTTCTTTGGCGCTCTGTAGCTGGCAGGTTTAGAAAGCGGTTTCCATTTAGGACTTTGAAATTGAGTGAATCCTCGGTTGTAGATTCTGATGGATTTTACCACTGCGGACCTGAGGTATCCAACCGATGCGATGGATCTCTTCATCAGCGCCGAGGCTGCCGCCTTCATTCTTTTTCCGTAAAGACCATGGCCTCCGTTTAGGTTTGCTGTTGGGTTTTTAGCGGCTTTTGCTTGAGCGATAAGGTGGACTCTTCTTAGAATTCTTGAGGTTCCAACACGTTTTCCGGTCTTCTTAGACTTGCGGTTGATGTCACCAACCGGCGTCCCCAGGTAGTCAGCGATTCTCCGGCGCTCCTGGCCCGGGCTCTTGGGCGGCACCAGGACGAACAGCCGGACCATCAGGTAAAAGAACCGGCTGTTGATGGCCTTGTGCAAATCGCGCGATGTCGTCAGCAGATACTGCTTCATGGCAAGATCGAACTTGCCACTGTCGACCGTCATGTTGACTCCGAATTTCACTTGGTCTTCGCCCCCAATTCGAGGTTGTAGTAGGCGCCGGAGGCGTCTACACGGCAGGACAGGATGCGGAGGGTGCGGCCTTGGTAGACTAGAGTCCTGCCGACCACCGGCCTCGGCTTGCAGAAGGTTAAGGCGATGCGGTCGCTGTTCTCCTGGAGGATGAACTGGCCGTCCTCCTTGAGTAGCCTGGAGAATGTGGTCCCCTGGTCGAGCGTGTAGAGCGTCGAGTCCATCGAGACCAGTGTGCTGTCGCAGGTTTTCCAGTCGCTGAACATGACCAGGATCCTCGAGGTCACGTTGTCCTGGAACCCACCGGAGATGGGCACGTTGGCGTCGTTGACCGCTGCCGGGATGCACCGGATCGACGTGCCCTGCCAGATGAACATCGGCGCCCCCAGCATCTGCTGGAGCACCGCCATGCCCTGCTGGAGACTGGATCCGATGGTGGTCATCAGGCGGTAAAGTAAGTGCCGGAGACTATGAGCCGGCTGGTGGCCTGGAGATGGGGGGCTAGGCTATCGGCGGCTCCGTTCTCAAAGTGCGACAGCTCGAGGTAGCTGGTGCCGGCGATTAGGCGAGCGATGATGGCGGTCTTGGATTGGTTGGTGGCATTGGTCAGCCACACCGCGGCGGCGGCCTCGTAGGTGACGGGGTCGGGCAGCGACAGCCGGAGGTTGCCCGTGGCGGATCCGGTCACCGAGTTGACGGTGACGTCCGCGGTGAAGGTGGTCACACATCCGATGGTGGTGTGTCGGGCGGTGTTGGTGGTGATGCTGAAGGTGCGGCCACCGCCGGAGTCGATGAGGGTCGGCACCCAGGTCGTCGGTGTGACCAACGGCAGGGCGGCATACAGCTCGTCGAAATTGTCGTTAATCTTCTCGCCGGCACCGCGGAGGGTGTCCCCGGTGTTGTCGTTGGCGATGGTGCCGATGTTGATCGTTTGCTGGGCCATAGTTTTATTTCTTGGGTAGGACGTACCAGCCGGCCGGGAGGGTCACCCGGGAAGGCCCGACCAGCTTCTTATCGGCATCGAAAGCATAGACGCTGGCCGTTGTAGGCTTGGCCAGCATCACAGGATCACCGGAAGGGACCAGGACCACCCTGGTCATCTGGCAGCCCAGGCAGGTCAGCAATGCGGCCATCCAGATCGCTCTTGAGGGCCTCGGGTGCTTTGCCATGTTGCACATCGGTAGGTGGTGTTTCGCGGAGCCAATCCAACAGAGCTTTTAGGATCTGGTAGATCCAATTCACGGCTTCGGCTCGGTAACTTCCTTGGCATCCTTGGCCCAGATCAGGCCGATACCAGCGGTGACCGCGGCGATAGTGGTAGTCAGGTCGAGGTTGGTTGTCGGGTCACCGTCGAACAGGGCCTTGAGAGCCCCACCAACAGCGACGAGGATTGCACCAACACCGGCGAGAGTTGTTTTTGTGTTTTTCATTTGGATTTGAACAGCCTATAGGCTCCGTAACAGGCGCAGGCTAAGCCAATGAGCGCGGTGATAAGCCTTACCCAGTCGGTCAGCACTGGAATAAACGAAACAGCGGTGGCACCTGCCGCTGCTGCTAGGCTGAGTCCAGGGCTGGTGCTGCTGTTCGTTGGTTCCATTACTCAGTTGGCTGAACGGCTTCAACCACCGGATTCGCCGCTTTGTAGGCCGCGACAACCGCCGGAGTCCACAGCGCATTCGCAATATTCACCACCTCGACCGGCTGACCTTCCAGCGAGTCACCGGGATTGAGCGTGTACTGCGAGGTAATCTCAGACCCGACAACCGCGCCGTCGCTGTCGTAATCAACGCCGGTCGTCACGAACAGCGAGTTGTTCTGATTTACCTGCACTGCGACGATATTGACTGGTACGATCATTGGATGGTGGGGCTAGGGGTTTGAGCGGCGGCGTAGGCTGCGACAGCGGCAGGAGTCCATACAGCGTTGGCAATCGCGACAACCTGCTCGGGCTGACCCGTAAGGTCAGAGCCGGGAGCGAGACAGTAGCGGCGGAAGGTGGAGGCCTTCACGGCTTCGCCATCGACGATCTGGTCCGCAAGACGAACCTGAAGCGTCGTGTTGGGAAGAACCTCGCAGAGCGAGAAAATAGTGCGTTCTGTTAGCATATGGTTAGACGGTGTAAGTTAAGCTAATCTGAATACTGGTTCCGTTATTAAAATTAGAATTAGTTATTTCTGTAGGTGAACCAGCCTCTGATATTTGCTCCAAATTAATTGATGTTGAGCTTACTCCTCCGTACCCTTGAAAAGATCCAGTGTAGGAAACTCCATTAAACCTGAAACTGGCTGCTTGTTGTGAATCGTTTCCGCTTGCGACTGTAAAAGGAAGTCCGGTTATAACGGCTGCTCCAGTAGACGATCCTTTGTTTGAAAGTTCAAGACGGCCGCAAACAGTAACCTGTCTTCCAATCTTTGTGTATCGTCCAGTATTTAAGGCTGTAGTTAAACCCACGCTTGCACCACCAAACGTCAGTCCAATCGTCCACGTCCCCTCCTCGTAATCGTTCAGTACGTTCCCAGTCGCCGTTCCGGTTCCGCCGGTAACAGCGGAGAAGTCGATGCCTTTGCCGCTTACGAACGCTAGATTGCCGGCGGTGTTAAGGCGCATAGACTCCGCATTTCCTCCAGCGGCAAACTTAATCGTTCCAGCCGCGTTATCGGCCATCAACACAATATCATTTCCAGAGCTGTTGAAAACATATGTGTCACCAGCATCCACCGCCCCATAGGTTGTTCCACGGGTTCCAATGTAGCTAGAAGCCGTTCCGTTCTGAAGCTGTATTAGAGCATTGTCGGTTGCGCTTGATTTAAAAACGTGAAGATCTGTCGCAGGACTCGCCGTACCAATACCCACCCGATTGTTGGTCGAATCAACCTTCAGCGTACTCGTATCCACCGTCAGATCGCCGGTGATGGTGGCGGAGCCAGCGGTAACGAGTCCGGTGACAGTCAATGCTCCACTCGCGGTTGGCGAGGATGAGAGCAGATTGTTGATGCTGATGCGTTTGGTATTCCCCGAGGCTGGTGGAGTATCTGACACGTCCACAATCGGGATCATGTCATTTATTGCATCGGCTGCCGTTAGGTTTGTTAGTGCTGAGATTTTAGCGTCTGCCATATCAGTAAACTGTTAAGATTAGTTTTCCCAAGTCTTCTTGTGTTAAAAATGTGGAGCCATCTTCCAGCACTATGCTGTCGAATGTGCCATACGAAATAACGAGCTTGCTGGTTCCATCTTCTTGCAAGAGGAATGTGCCGTCCTCTTGTAGAACATCCCTCCGCATAATCGGAGGCTCAGGCATGATCCCATTGAAGGATCGCGTCCTGTTGATTGATGTTCCAATTGAGATCATTAGGCGCGAGCGAGGAAAGCCACAACGCTACCGGATGAGATTTGAAAGCCAGTGATGTTGCCCACCAGCGGGAAGCCAGCAGGAATGGTCTTGGAGGTCCAAGTGCCAGAGATCTGGTAGCCAGTGATGCTAGTAAACACCGTCGGCTCGGTTGGAATCAAGCCAGACCAGTTGCCGGTCTGAGCGGCGGTGCTAGTGACCAGCGCAAAGCCCTCGCGGCCCATTGAATACTCGGTCGAAATGTCTGCTTGGACGGCCATAAAATTGTTTTTCGGTTAAAGGGGAGGCTGTCAGCGTATCCAACAGCCTCCCCAGTTTTGGTTGTTTAACCTTTGCGGATCTTCGGTGCCAGACTGCCCTGTATCCACAGGATCAGTTTGCCTCCCTCGGGAATAGTCGCGGTGTTGAAGGCGGTGCGCTGGAGTGACGCATCGACTTCGGGGCCGGCGACAATCTTAGCCTTGTCGTTGCGGTCCACCGAGATGGTTGTGGCGATTCTCATGGGTAACCTTAAGCAGTGACCAGAACTTCGGCCTGGGTCGTGTCAGCGGCCGCGGCGCCGAACATGATGTCGTAAGACGCCATGTGAGCGCGGGAGGCGCGGCTGTACCAGACGGAGAGCAGGCAGCTCAGGCCGTTGGCGGTGGTGACGGCGCGTTGCTCGAGGAACTCACCGGCGATCATGCCGACCGGGAGGCCGGAGGCGATGGCGATGGCATCAGGGCCGCAGACGAAGCCGGCGGTGTTGGCCTCGGCAGAGGTCCAGCGGTTGTTCTCGGCGACCACGTCGAAGCCGAACCGGCCGTTCGCCAGCAGCTCCAGGCGGCTGTCAGGGAAGGTGTTGCTTGCGGCAGAGAACTGGAGGCGAGCGATGTGGCCACCGTCTAGGATGAGGTTCTTGCTGCGGTAGTTCTTCGCCAGGGCGAGGATCGCAGGCAGATCCGAGGTGTCGAAGTTGGCCGCGGTGCCGATAGTAACTGCGGTGCCGTAGTTGCCCGAGACCATCAGGGCGGTCAGCACGTCGCTGATGCCGTAGGCAAACAGGTCGGCAGAACCGGCAGCCAGGTCGGACAGCATAAAGCCCTGGTTAAGCTCCTGTTGGCTGACCGTGAAGTTCTTCGAGATCTGGTTTACGGTGACCGCGGTGGCGGCCAGCGTCGAATCGTTGTTGGTTTCCCACGACGTCGGGTTGGTCTGGGCAGCGGTGCCGGTGGTGTACTTCTTGACCTGAACCGAGGCGCGGGGCCGGAGGTTGTCCAGGCCGACGTTGCGGCTGAAAGCGGAGACCAGGGCCAAACGAGTGGCGGCCACGGTGATCACTGCGTCGGCGAGATAATCGACAACCAGGCCCGAGGCGAACGTGTTGGCGTTCTGGGGGGCGTGGATGGCGCTCTGGCGCAACAGCTCGGAGTGGTTGGCTACCAAGAACTTGCGGCGGTCATTTCCGGCCTGAAAGCCCTTGTGCTTCTCGAGCAGTGCATTGCCGAGGTTCTCGATGCGAACCGGGGCGACGGGCTCCGGTGCAGGGGCGGCGGTGATGGTCTTGGCGCTGATGGCAGCGGCCACGGCCTTGGCGACGATGGCGTCGATGTCGAGGGCGGTCGGCGCACTAGGAGCGGCCGCCACCACGGTGTTTGAATCAGTCATGTTGTGTGGTGTCTGCTGTGATGTCGGCGCGGTTGTCGCGCCATCGTCGGCAGCGTTAGTGCTGCCGGTCGAAAGTGTTTTGTCTGTGGTTTCGCCCTCCTCGACTTCGAGCTGGGCATAAAGCGCTTTGAACCAGTCACGGCCGGCGGCACCTCCCCAAAGGTTGGCAGCCACGTCAGCCGGCGTGTTGGCTTCGGCCTCGAGGAAGCGCTCGTTGCGTCCCCACCAGGCGTTGGCTGTTCTAACCTTGTCCTCGGTGGGCGCCTCACCGGCCACCAGGGCCTCGGCGTCCAGGACGGTCTGCTTCTCGAGGCCATCACCGGCCAGGCCTTCGGCATACTGCTCGAGGCCGCGCCGGAGGTTACTTCGGACGGTCTCGGGGGCGGTCTTGGTGACAGCCCGAGGATGCCAGCAGGCGGCCATGGCGAGCTGCTCGGTGGTCTTGTCGGCCAGACCGAACTGGATGGCCTCCTGGGCGGTGAACCATGTTTCCGCGGTCATTGCCGCGCGGATCTGAGCTGAGGTCTTGCCGGTGCGCTTGGTGTAGATGCCGGCCAGGATCTCCGCGTGCTGGTCGAGGGCGTTGGCCATCTTCCGCATATCGTCTGAGGTGCCTGCCACCATTCCAGACGGGTCATGGATCATGAACAGCGAGGCCTCGGCCATCTCGATGCTGTCACCTGCAAGAGCTATGACGGAAGCAATCGAGGCAGCGATGCCGACCACCCGGGTTGTCACCGGCGCCTGCCGGCCTCGCAGCATATTGTAGATGGCCAGGCCGTCCCAGACGTTGCCGCCGGGGCTGTTGATCTCGACCACCAGGGGGCCGGGGCCTACAGACTGGAGAGCATCGGAGAATGCCTTAGCAGAAATGCCTGAACCACCGAACCAGTCCTCGCCGATCTGGTCGAATATCTGGAGCACCGCCGGTTCATGGACCGAGGCTCGGGGGCTGTAGGAAAGCCAGTTGGTCACTTTAGTCATTCGGTTTTCTTGGCTCTGGTTTTCCGCTTCTTGGGCTCGAGCACCGCAACCACCTCTTCGATGGGCTCGGCCGGGATCGGCTCGGGCATCTCTTCGGAAGGCGGCTGCTCGAGAGCGGCAGCGGCCGGCTCTGGGGCTATCGGCTGCTTTTGAGCGGTCGAGATCTGCGAGACATCGAGTCCGTACTTAACAGCCAGGTCTTGGATGTACCGGGCTTGTTGAGCCTTGGCCTCCAGGGCGGATCGCCAGTCGATGCCTCGGGCTCCGTAAATCTCGTCGTAGGTGGTAATGCCGGCACCAAGCTCGTTTAGCTGGGCGGCAGAGTTGCGGCCGACGTCGACGTTAGGGGCCCGGGGTGCCTGGATGGCGACCTCGTACCAGTCGTCGGGGCTGTCTCTGAGTGTCGGGTCGGTGCGGATGGCGTACTCCATGACGTATTCCCAGATACGTCGAGCGGCCGAGGCCATCACCTGATGGCGGCTGCGGAACCACACCGAAGACATATCGAGTGAGCCCCGGTAGACGGTGCCCTGCATCGACTCTGGGAATACCAGGACGTAAGGAATACCGACGCCGGCGCACACCTTCTCGGTGAGGCTGCGCCAGTATTCGCGCATATTGACGTTGGGACGGTCAGCGCTGAACTGCTCGAACTCGTCGCCAGTCTTCATAACCTTGACCGAGGCGCCGAAGATGTTCTCGTAGTAGTTCTGGGCGGTGCCCTGGGATCCAGCAACACCGGATCGGAGGCTGGTTGCCTGCACCTCACCGGAGCTGGTCTTGATCACCTGGGCCACGCTCGAGGCGAGCTTGCAGCTTTCCATCTCGAGCTTTTGCAAGTCGTCCAAGTCGTGCAGGTCGTTGATGACGCACGCAACAAAAGGCAGGCCGCGGAGCTGGCCGGCACGCTGGGCCTCGTAAATGTGGACCACCGAGTCGGAAGAAATGGACCGGATGTCGGTGAGCTGTCCCTGCTGCTGCTCCTGGCCGCAATAAAAGGAGATGGCCCGACCCGTCTTAGGATCGAACCGGACGCCATCGAACACATCGGGAAGGCCCTCCTGGCCAGCGGGAGTGGAGACCTGCTGCGGCTCGATTAGCTGCAGGCGGGGCCGGCCGGTCTCGCCCTTGGTCAGGAGGATAAAGGATTCCCCGTCGTAGAACCATCCACGGGCAGCCAGGCTCATCAGGGTGCCAAAAGATTGCCGGGATCCGATGTCAGGGTAGCGGCTCCAGGTGTCCCACCATTTCTTAGCTCGGAGATTCCAGTCGGGATTCGAGGAAGCCGGTTGGACTGAGAAGTTGCTGCCGACGGTGTAGTTCTCAAACAGGTCACCGAGGCGATTCATCACCGCGTTGTTCTGCTCGAAGAATCGGCTCTTTCGGACGATCTGCTGCCGGGTAGAGGCAGTCACATCGAACCGCACCGAGGTGTAGCTGGTGTCCAGGAAGGACCGGCGGATCGAGTTGGACGCGCCCTCGTAGCGGTCGACAGGTGCCGACCGGAACTTCTGAATGATGGTGTCGAGGAATCCCATCAACTCATGCCTCGATAGCTTGCCTCACGGCGGAAGTTTGAAAAGTCACCGCCGAAACTGGTGGCTGCAACCAGAACCACGGTCACCATCTTGGTGTAGATCTGGGCGTCGGTGGGCGTAAGGTTGCCGTCCTGCTCGAGGTAATCGACAGCCAGGTCGTAGTCATCGACCAGGCTTTCCCACATCTCGACCATCTCGGATGGTGTGGGGGCACCTTTGCCGGGCTCGGCAAACTCTACCGAGACATCGGAGGATGAGGTCGACCGGACCACCTGGCCGGACTCGATTACTGTGGCCGCGGCGATAGACTTAGCAGCCAGGGCAGCCAGGAGCGTCACACCGCCCAGTGTCGCATAGACACTGCGGAGATAGGCCCTCTTGATGGCTACGGTAAACGTGAACACCTCGGGCGGATCTTCACCGATCCCAGGGTGACTTCAATAGGTTAGCTGGCTATTGACTCGCTTGACGTGACCAGATCATTCCAAAGCATCACCATGGCGAGCTGCATGATTTCGCAGTCGTGAAGATGGTCCGGCCATTTCTGATTTCGCTTAACCCAGACGTGCTTGATGCGGCCGGCGCGGTTGGCTTGGGGTCGTAGGACGTGAGAGTCCAGGTGGCGCCAGTACAGGTCGGGCTCGGCAATGTAGGCACCTTCGGCCTGGACGCTGGGCGGATCCTGATGGACGCCCCATTCTCGGTCGATGTCGCCTTTTCGCAGGCGGCTCAACATATCTCGGAGGTGCTCGGTGTCGAACACCAGGAGGGGCTGCACCACGTCGGTCCTCATCGAGGATGATGTCGACAGGCCGAACGGATGCACCGCCCCGGTGGCTGCTGTGAACCGGGCGCCGGTCTCTCGGCCTTTGAGCGGCATCCAGCCGATCACCATGGGCTTGCGGAGGCCGCCCTCTGGAGGGTATCGGAGCCCACAAGGGAAGTTGATCGGGTTGGATGTCACCGAGGAATAGGAGGCACAGGCGTCGTAAACCGTCTGCGTGTTGAAGCCGCTGTCGATGCCGACATCCATGTCATGGACCTCGAGGGCCACCTGCACCCGTCGTAGGGCTGCGAAGTCATCGGCATGGCCGGCAGCAATCAGGGTAGAGTTGCCGTCTTTCCACTCTCGGCACACCCACCAGAGGAAGGGCGCCACGGCCTGGACGTCGGCGGTCAGGTAGCGCCGGCCGCCATCGACAGTCACGGTAGCCGCGGTCTCGGTGCGCTCCTGCTGCACGTCCTGCTGCTCCCAGGGCTCGGCCAGGTTGCCGTTAACGAAGCCTTGGAGGCCGGCCATCGATGCCTTGGCCTCGAGGAACGACACTGCCAGATATCCCCAGGTGCATTTGCGGTCGGGGCTATAGAGGCTGCTGAGGTGGTAGGACCGCACACCAGGCATGGCGTTTGGGTTCTCTGGGCGCCATTGGCCATGTCGAAGGGCTGCCACCTTGTGAGAGTCGGTGATTTTGCCCTGGCACAACTGGCAGACGTAGTGAGCCGAGGCTCGGATCTTGCCCAGGTCGTGCTTGCCGTCCTCGGCTTTGGCGTCGTCCCAGGTCACCTGCCGCCATTCGAGCTTGATGTACTCCCGGCAGTGTGGGCAAGGCAGGTAGTAGCGGCGCTGGTCACCGCGGAGGAAGCGCTGCCAGATCCGGCCTTCGACCACGGTGGGCGTTGAGGTCATAAAGGCCTTGGAGCTGCTGAAGCTCTTGAGTCTCTGCTCGGCCAGGTCGAGGGCGTCGGCCTCCCGGGCTGTGGCTTCGGCGAATTTGTCCACCTCGTCGGCGATTAGCACCCGAACCGGGCGGCTGGCTAGGTTGGCCGGGCTGTTGGATCCTACGAAAGTCAGGGTCGACCTGGTGAAGTTCTGCTCGAGGTTGGTGATCTTGTCGGCCTCGGCCGGGTAACACTCGAGCATGGCCGGGCTGTCCTCGAGCATGGGCAGCCAGCGTGACTTCGAGAATGACCTGGCCAAGGACTCGGTAGGCATCAGCCACAAGGCCGGGCTCGGCTCGTTGGCGATTAGCCAGGCCAGGCCGGCCATTAGGGTGGTCGTCTTGCTGGTCTGCGATCCCCAGCAGAGGGTCACCTCGTAGACCGTCGGGTCTTTCCAACATTCCATGGGCTCCCGGGTATACGGCCGTACCGAGGTCGAGAAGGGCCCTGGGTGCTCGGTCTGCCGTTGGGTCAGCCGGAGCGATGCCTCGGCCCAGTCGACCACGGTCTGCATCGGTGTCGGTCGGTAGAGGTTGCGGCGGTAGTCCAGGAGGGAACGCTGGAGGTCGGTTAGGATTTCCATGGGTCGGTGTTGTGTAGTGTCTTGAGCGCTACCTCCTGGACCCACCGGGTCAGCTCGCGCTCGGCGTGCTCGGGGTCATGCGGTGCTATCCGGCCGGAGAGTTGCTTAGGCATGGCCTTGATCAGCGAGGCCACGGCGCCGTCATGCTCCTGCATCACCCGGCGGACCCAGTCGCCGGAGACCAGGCGACGTTCCTTCTCGGCCTGGGTAATCACCTCGTCCCTGGCGCTCGTGAGGTTCTTGGCTGCCGCGGCATGGATGGCCACCAGCCGGCCGGCGTCTGCTCTACCACCGCGGAGGGCATCGACAGCCAGGTCATAGGCCGCACGCTCGATTTGCCGCTGCCTTTCGTAAGCGCCTTCTGGCGAGTCGGTGGCGGCTGTTGCGGTGTTGAGAGGGGTCTCGGCTTCAATGGGCCTGTAGGGGCCTTCCTGTTCGATTGTAGGGGCGTCTGGTATTGGTGGCGATTGTATGTGTTGAGTCGTCGACTTTGACCGGATGTTTTTCTTGCGCCAGGCATCGGCGACCTCGGGACTATGCATAGGCATTCCCTTGGCAGCCAGTTGTGTGACGTAGCCATGCGAAACACCGGCGTGCTTGGCGTATTCCCGCTGGGTCATGGCTTTAAGGCTCCCAGGATTTCAGGAGGCAGCATCGAGTCGGGCACGTCACCAGCGTACTGCAAAGCCCTGAAAACGCCGTCGCGCCGGCTGTCTTGCGAGTTGGGCACGCAATAGCCGACAATTTGTTCCGGTGTGGTGCCACGTTTCATTAGCCGGATAAACCATGCCACGTTTATCAGACCGTATTGATCCACAAGAAACTGAATGTGATTGTTTTGCATAGATATTGTGTTTTGTGCTTGATCACAGAAATTGATAGGGGTCTCGCGTTCACC